ATTCAATCGATGCTGTATCATCATTTGGATTAAAGCCCTCAGAAATAAATGCTGCATGTCCTGTGCCTGTAGATCCATTAGCCCATGCTGCAAGGGTAAGAGGCACGCATTGCACAATATGCCCGTCTTTGCCGATGATAAAATGCGTACTAACGGGATTGTTGCCACCTATGGTACTCCTGTAGAAGTTACCGATAGCTTCAGCACTAGAGCCACCTGCTGTACCATGCTGTACAACGTACTTGATAGCACGCCCATTGCGAGATGATGTGTTCTCTAGGCAGTCAATCTCTATGGCCTCATCTAGCCAGCCACTGGCATCGAATTTCAATTCAAACCTCCTATGAAACTTGGCATATTGCCGCTTTGTCGATGTGTGCTACTCAAGCGGCGCAACATTGATCGTGTAGCGCATCACATTGTCTTGTTGCTCGCTAGCAATAGTTATGGTGCTTGTATCAGTATTTGGATCAGGTACGGGACATCCAGGATTGTGATCTGCATTCTGCAGGACTTGTTCATTTGTGAAATCCACAGGTGAGGTAAATCCACCTCTACCCTTCATGTATCCACACGGGTTGCATACTATTGCATATTCGTATTCCATTTGAGTATTCTCCTATACTATCACTGAAGCGCCTACGGTAAATGTTGAACCGCTAGCACCCGTTACTTGCACACGCCATGTACGTGGCAAAATGTCGTTAAGCGCAACGTTAGCGGCTCCTGTAATCCCTGGATAAATTGTGTATTGTGTAAAGCCGTTAGCACTCAGGGCTGCACTAGACAAAGCTGTGATGTATTGTCCTGACACCGGATCTTTGTATTGAATAGCGAGTGTTAGTGCAGCCCCAAAGGTTGTGATATTCCACCAAACTTTGACACCGCGTCCGTTGTAATTGAGTATATCTGCCGAAGTCTGAGTTGATGAGGTGGCAACGGCATTGATGATCGATAATCCATCTTGGTTGTTTCGTACCCTATCCCACGTTGTACCATTAAATCTTCCCTCAAATGCCCCAAGGTAACCAGTAGCAGTTTGTTGCGCAAAAGCATCTGAAGGTGTACCCCAGATATTTACGCCATTTACGCCAGCAGTAAGAGACGGCATTTGGGTAGCAGAAGAGAAAAACGTTATGTAGACGGTAGCAGTATTCCCACCCGAAAGGGTAGAGAGTATCCTAAAGTATCTAGCTGCTCTAGGACCATGCCAATTGCCAGTTGTCGTTGTAGAAGTATTCGGCCCTCCTGCCGTATTGCCAGCAGGAATTAAAGGCATACTGCTTGGAATTGTCTGACTTGGATCATTTGAAGTCTGAAATACAAGAGAGTTAGCTGAAGCATTTGCAGCAACCTCAACGGCAAGCCAAGGCCAATTTGCCATATCGAACCATTGTGTTGCAAGAGTTCCTGCTGATAGAGCTATAGCGCCCGTTGTCTTGACGCCACTTCCGACAATTAACCCATTGTTCCCTGAGTCCCCTGCGAACGTGTCAATATCTTGCGTGCCGTTCCCCAGCTTAGAGAGTATTCTCCCTTGCGCATCCAACAAGAAAGGCGTGTCACCGGCTGTCCCGCCTGAACTTTTGCCATACATCGAATTGCGCAAGATCGTATTCGATTGGTCAGCGGCGAGTGCTACACCTGTTGCCACTCTCAGGAGCATAGCCCCTATCTCATTTGCGCCTGCAGGAATACTTGAGATGATCCCCACATCAGCAACACCCGCGCCTGCTCTCAACACAACTGCAATCGTCTCCGTTCCACCACGCACACTACATCTAATGCGTACGTGAGTAACGCCCGCCGCAACGCCTGTAAGTTCAAGAGGACCGGGACCCACCACAGTTGTTTGTGTGGTAGCAGGACTAGCACCTGTGACCTTGAAGCTTGCTGATGTCCACGTCACCGCATTGTCTACGCTCTTGTCAGCTACGATGGTGGTAGCCCCTGTAAAGCCACCTCCACCGTCAGTTAGCAGTGCTTTCCAAGTTGATTGACCTTGCCCAACTGTGAGCTGTACCGATGCGCCTGCTACTGGTGTGTTTATGGCAGGTTGAGCCGCGTTGATGGTGCCTGATGTGGACAGGTCGGCTTGCTCTACTTGCAGCAAGCTCAAAGCGGATAAGATGCTTGTCAGGCGTGTAACTGCTGTTGCGCTATTAGCCTCTGTGATAGTGCCTTGCACCGTAAGCGTAGCCGCTAGCAAGTCCCTGATCTTGGTCAAGCGACCCATCAGAGAAGCTACTGTGTTGGCGTCCCCTGCTGTTCCTGCAAGATTTAGCAGCGTCAGGAGATCGACAATAGAGCCCGTCAAGAAGTCGTTAGCTTGGGCATTCACGCGTTGATTAGCCGCTGGTGTTACCGTCGCACTCGTTGGGAATGGATTAGCCGCGCTCACAGCCGTCTCTGTACCCGCGTTGTTGAACATGATCTGATTGCCAACGGGATGAGCGGGAGCCGCTGCGCCATCTGTATATTGCGTGCCGCTTGTGCCACCACTTGACACTGCTGTCTGAATAGCAGCTAATTTCGCTTCCATGTCGAGAAGCTTTTGATACCATGCATCTGCCATCGTGCTACCCTCCTATCTTGTATAAGTTACTCTCTTACGTGTTATGCGTTTCAATCTACAAGTACCGTTTGTAAGTGGAAGGGATTTCTCCTATGTTTCTTATCATTCCTCTCCTTATCATCTTTGTCGCTATTGTCGATTGGTATGCAAAAAAGCAAAATGACTTTCTTGATGACTATCGCAATAAAGACTGGCGATACGATGGATAGCTATATGACATAGCCAAAGATGTACCAATCCTGCAAGACGATATTTGATGAATTCGCTTTGACCGTGATTTGCCCGCCCGCGCTGAGTGGCACAGGGACAGCAGTTGCGCTGAACGAGTTTGTTGGTCCATTTGCCGTAAAATTGACATACAGCCCAGCTGTTGCACCCGTTGGATAGATCTGAACATATCCCCCTTGCACATTAACGGCGAAAATGCCAATGTTGAGTAACACCCCCTTAGCACCCGTAGGTATCCCACCAACTCCTGTACACGTGAGAGTAGTCGTGGCACCGCTATTGACTGTTGGGTTTGTCGTCAAGTGATAGGGTGTGATAAAGTAAATCATGCCACCTGCTACTAATGCATTTTCTACTCCATCAAGGAATGTCTTATTTATAGGTGGACTTCCGCCCTGAACGAATGGCCCAACGGGCGTATATTGACCCATTTACTTATTCTACCTTTCTAAACAATCAAATCGAGCTGCAGTGTAATGCTTTCCAAATTGGTCTTTCCAGGATGGCTCCACAAGGCCCTTCCAAGCATCACACCACTATTTGCTGTGCTTTTAGCTGAATTGCCTGCAAAAACACCAACCTCCTGAATATTCGCTCCTACTGCATCAGATGGTGCGATATAGGCATTTATGAGCGCTTCCCCCACACTAGCGCCATTTGAAAAAGAGGATACAGCTTTGCGGAATGTCTCAGTTTGAAGCTTTGTGTCACTTGCTGTAGGTGCTGTTGAGCCTGAACCAATCGCCCAGTACAAGACCTTGCAGCTATCAGTCCCTTTCAAAGCATCTCTTCTCAGGTTCCTTCCTGAGTCAGTTAATGTTAAAGTTACTACAGGCATAAATTCCTCCTTAGCACGGGAAAAGTGTATTAGATGGGAAAAGTGTATTAGATGGTACAGGACATGTATAGGCAGTGATATTAACGTTAGCTGTTGCGGTATCCGTTGCGGTGAATTGTTCCAAGATGTTCACAGATGTGCTTGTGCCAACATTGATAGAGCCTACCTGTTGTTGAGTGGCAAGCAATTTTGAAAAGAAGTCTGCATAGGTCACATCGTACGGGCCTAAAATGGCTGTAACGCTGTACCAAATGTTGTTTAAGTCTCTTGCATCACTGGCTACCACACTCTCAATTAAAAGCTGCTGCATGCTAATCCCATGCCAAGGGAGGTCTGCGGTAACGAGCTGACCCGGCGCAAAACCTGACTGCAGAGTATCGAATGTGAGCACCAACCCTTGCTGAGCATAGCGTGTAAGGTCTGCAGAGGCCGATTGCAGAGCGCTATTCACATCATTTAGTGTGTTGTCATTGGTGACTTCTTCAATAATCCCGCTTGTGCCGTCTATACTAGCCTGATATGCTACTTGTGATCCATTCTGTGAAATAACAGTATTTGGGTATTGACCAATATAGGTTACAGAAATGGTGTCTGTGGATATGAGTTTAGTAGCACCACTAGCTTGTGTGATGTCTTTTGAGCCTTTATTCCAGTACCAATCTTTCCCTGTATCTACTCCATTAATGCCTACGGTCTTGCCAGCACTGTTTACCGTGATAGTCGGTACCGTCGCAAGCTCATAGGTCATCGTGAAGACGACCGTGCTATTGTCTCCTTTACGTGCCTCTACTTGCTGTATTGTCTGGGCTACACCGCCGAGCACAGTTTGCTGATTTCTATACGTAGGATTAGCTCGTTTTACCTTAATATTATCTTGCAGCGTACCATCTATGATTGTGTTGTTCACAACCATAGTGTACGGTACAAACCATAGCAGCTTATTCTGGTCAATCATCCAATAATAGGGTACACCTGAGTCACTTGCAGCTTTCGCAAGCGCGTCTAGAGCTTCAGAGACTTTGCAGTAACCAAAAATAGCTTGGGGGATTTGACCAACATTTTCACCTGGATAAAGGGTATCTGATGGATAAAGTGTATCTGAGGGCGTTAATCCGTCATAGATTTTCCCTAGCGTGACACCTTCTTGGCTCAAAATGTTGTTGAGAATATCCTGGGCTATCCATCCACATGTTTTGAAGACGTAGGATGCTGCTATGCGCCTCTTGCTTGCACAGAAGACTTGATCTACACAGGATACAGAATGCCTGATTGTGCCATTCCACCCGGTCGGGTCATTCCACCCATTAGGTGTCTCTTCAGGATCATTCATGTACCCCGAAAAAACGAGCACACTATTCTGGTCAAATACGCTCACTTGCTGGTATTGTGCAAAATGGATAGTCTCATCAGTTTCAACGGTAAACGATGCTTGTCCATGCTTGCCTACTGAAGACTGACATTGAAGCGTTCCTTGCAGTACTGTGAAGTCTGTACTGCTTAATCCATTAATTGTAACACTATAACTCATATACGCACCCCTACTTGGTTGCGTATCTCATTAATGGTGTATGGAAGATTGAGGCGTGCGAAGGTTCTACCATCGATTTGGAGATAGATCGGTTGTCCTTGGCCTGACTGAGAAGATGCTGCAGGTGCGTGGTAGCTTTGCTGTGCAAGATTGACGCCACTTGGGACATAGGGAGTTACAAGCTCTTTCCCTCGCTCCCCAAATGCGTACTTTGTCCCTGTCCTGAGCCCTACTCCTGAGATCGGCTCGTCTATCACACCCCCATTGGCATATCCCACGTAGCTTCCACCCGAAGCCATGCTCATAATTCCAGGCACATGAAATACATCCCCATACCGTCCCTGTATGTATCGAATAGCTGCAATAGTGTTATCAATTGGATTTAAGATGTTGAGATGGCCTGCAATGGCATGTGCCATAAAAGTTGATGGGATTGTCTGAAATAACCCTTGCGATGGATGTCCCGCTGCAGCGTTACTGTCAGTGAGGTTGACCGCTGCGGGATTACCGCCACTTTCATGGATAGCGATGACACCTAGCGGACCAGCCCACGATCCTGGGACTCCTGTAATCCCCATGGCCTGCATGATCCAACTCTGTACATTTCCCGGGACATTGACTGCCTGCCCTCCCATGCTGAATTTGGGGAGCACGGATTCTACCCAAGATAATGCCCAACCTTTGACCTTATCGAACATAGCGCTCGCGAGGTTCCCCATTCCTGGCAGATTTGGTGCCGTGATGTGCAAGCTACTCATCACATTATCAAGAATGCTCTTAGCACCACCTGATAGCCATCCTAAGATCTTGCTGCCGATATCACCTATCCCATCGGCATAGCCCGGTATTTTGCCACCTGTCATGGAGAGGATCAGCTCTGTGATGTGGTTAGTCGCGACCTTTGAACCTGGAGGCATCCATGTCAACTCGGGACCCTTTTCGCCCACGACTGCAAAACCTCCAGGATGAGAGTCTGTACCGCTCGCGTAGTGGGGAATGCGTGCTAGATGTGCGACTGGAATAGTGCCCTTTGTGCCTAGGTTCGTCGCGATGGTGTCTAGTCCTTGTCCAATGAAGTTGACAAAGCTCTCGACCGCCCCTATCCCATTATTCAATTGATCGACAATCCCGTTAATAAGCCCTTTAAATATATTTGTTGTATCATTCTTCAATTCTGTGAATTTGTTGGAAACATTCGTTTTGAAGGTATTGACGCCTCCCATAACCTCATTCCATCTATCACCGAACCATTTACCTATTGGAGCAAAGAAGGTAACAATCCCGTTCCAAGCCTCTGTGAACCTATCGTGAAACCATCCACCTACAGCCTTGAAGATATTTTGTACATCCACCCAACGATCTGAGAACCACTTGCCTATTGGTGTAAATACAGCAACGATAAAGCCCCACGCCTCGCTCCATCGATCATGGAACCACATGCCCACACCAACGAATATCTTTTTTGTATCTTCCCAGCGGTCACTAAACCACTTGCCAAGGAACTGAAATGCGCCTACTACAGCATTCCAAGCCTCTGTGAACCTATCGTGAAACCAAGCACCTACGGCTTGGAATATCTTTACTATATCTTGCCAACGATCTTGGAACCACTTGCCTATAGGCCCGAAAACTTCGACTACTTTGTTGTATGCCTCTGTAAATCTATCATGAAACCATGCGCTTACTTTACCCCATAAAGCAACAAGAATGTTCCAAATGGTCTCAAATACCGCACCCATGTAGTCGCGGAATGGCTTGGTTGAGGACATAACCTCATTCCAACGATCTGTAAACCATTTGCCTATAGTTCCGAAAAAGCTGGTAACACCATTCCATGCCTCTTGCCATCGGTCGTGGAACCAACCACCTATACCAGCAAATACGTTTTGTGTATCGTGCCACCTATCACCAAACCACTTACCTATCCCGCCAAAGAAGCTTGTAGTACCCGCCCACGCCTCGCTCCATCGATCATGGAACCAGTTTCCTATACCACCAAATGCTCCTTGTACCTCATGCCAGCGATCTGAGAACCAATGACCTATATTGCCAAATATACCTTGAATATCCTTTTGTATCGTGCCAAATTTCTCAGCAGAACTCTTTTTGAGCTTGTCTAGTTCGCTCTCAGAGTCCGTGCGCATTTTCTTATGCGACTCCCAGACCTTTACCGCCGTATCCTCTGCGTGCGTGACTTGGGCAAGCTTGACTTCAAGGCTTTTCTTTTCCGTCTCGTCTTTTGTCTTACTCAACTGATCGGCTATGCCCATACGCATATGATCAAATTTCTGAATAACCCCTAGATCTGTTTCTTCAGCATGTTTAATAGTATTTATTTTCATTTGAAGCGTATTAATATTGGCAGCGTCTTTAGCTTGTGCTGTCTTGTCCTGTACCCCGTGCGATAAATCATTGATATAGCCTATAACAGACACTCCCATGCCCTTAAATCCGCCTACCACACCGCCAACTATCCCGTCTACTATCCCCTTCAAAACATTGCCAAAACCGCTAAAGATCTCACCAACGCCACCCAGAATGACCTTGAGATCAGGTCCAAGCTTGCTGAATTTTCCAGTGAAAAGATCGACAATGAAGGAAATAACACCCGCTATAATCTGGACATAGCCTGAAAAGATCTGGACATAGCCTCCGATCATCTCAGCGGCACCCTTCCAGATGCCAGCTAGAGCCCCGGCGAAAAAGCCTATATCAGCAACCAAGACTCCGATTTGATAGAGCAGGACACCACCAAGTATTTCTGCAAGGATTTTCAATTCAGGTTGCATTTGCTTGAAAGTGTCCAAGAGTTGACCGAGTGCTGGTTGCATTTGAGACTGCCATACCTCTACCAACTGCTCCCAGACTGGTGTGAAGGTGCTCACGATGAAAGAGCCTATTTGCTGCAAAACGAGTCCTACGTCAGCGATAAAGGTTCTAAATTGAGCACTGGTGTTGTAGAAGTGAAGGAAAACAGCAGTCAAGCCACCAACTGCTGCTATGACTGCAAGTACAGGCCATGTAGCGGCTATCACACCGGAGGCAAAAGACCAGATAGCAGGTACAAGTAATCCCGCTATCACCGCGCCGATTCCGGCCAGGATTGGAATAGCGGATTGTCCATGACCGACGAAATTGTCAAACCAAGTTATAGCTGTCTGTATAGGTGGAATGATGTTTTGAGAGAGAAAGCTGCTAAAGCTTTGAAATGCTGGTATAACGGTACCGCGTATAAATTGACTTACAGCAGATAGAGCACTGCCAACTTTTTGACCCATGGTCGTGGCAAAATCTTGGAATGCTTTTGATGATACAAGTTTGCCAAGTTCTACCATGTTGCTCTTGGACTGCTCAAAGAGCGGACCCGTGAATGCACGCCAGCCTGCCATGGCATTATCTTGGATAGTCGAGAGGATGCCTGCAAACGTCTTAGATTGCGCTTGCATTCCCCCGCCAAACGCATCATGCATGCCTGCACGGATCATCGATATGGCTTTATCCGCAGGAATAAGGCCCGCCGTTGTCATCTTCATGACTTCGGCAACTGAAAGATGCATAGCGTCCGCAAGAAATCGCCATGCAGGAACACCTGCACTTGTGAGTTGCATCATGTCCTGTGCGTTCAGCTTGCCAGCGGCGTGCATTTGCCCAAACACGGTCACGATTTGGGCTACTTGCTCTTTTCCCTTGCCCATGGCTCCCATGGCGTCCCCAATGTCAGTAAGCATTGGGATTACATCTTGAGCTGAGAAACCAAATGCCATCATTTGCTGAGCGTCTTGAGCCAGTTCTGGGAACTCGAAGGGGGTAGATGCTGCAAAAGCTTGCAGTTTTTGAAGGTAGGCACCCGCCGCTTGTGAGGAACCAAGCAACTGGGTAAAGGCCACGGTTGTTTGCTCCATGTCCTCATTTGAGCCAAGAAGCGCTTGCCCTAACCCTTGTATAGATTGCCATGCAAATTGGATACCAAATGCCGTCTGTCCAAGCTTTGCTCCGAACTCGAGTATTCCCCCAGCCGCATTCTTGAAACCAGACAATAAGCTTGTGCTAGTAGTCTCAGCCTTTTCTTTTAGTCCTCCCAAGATAGTAGAGAAGAGGCCTGCTTTCTCTGTGTTCTGGTTCATGGCACTGGAAAGATTGCCTGCTTCAAGCTTGACTTTCTCGAATGCCATAACCGCCGCGTTCTCAGCTTTCGCCACATTCTCAGCAGCGACTGCAGCGCGTGCTTGTGCAAGAGCGATTTGCTCTACACTCGCCGTACCGCTATTGGTGATGAGGGTAGCTTTCTCCTGAGTAGCAGCGGCCTGTGCTTGTGCAAAACTCAGCTTGGTAGCAGACTCGGAGGCTTTCATTTGTAGGGAAGCGAGTTTGGAGACATCTAGTCCTGCAGCGTCTGCTTGTCTAGCAAGAGCTTGTAGTGGGGCCTGCGCGTTCTTGACTTCAGCAGTGAACCTGTTGGAGAGGATCGAGCTGACATCTTTTGCGACATTCTGAAGTTGGGTAAGGTTAGCTTGTGCTGTCTGCGATGCAGTGCCCACGCTAAGGAGGTCGGCTTTGCCCTGACTAGCCCCTGTGATACTGACCACCCCCGTCAGTTGTGAAGCTACTATGCCTATTTTAGCCACCTCCCTTCTCTACTTGTTATGCTTTGCTTTCTCTTCTCTTGCGTAGTTTTCAGCACTGCGCACTATAAGCGCTTTATCTTTCCAATAGACCCCTTGCTTTGCTAATTCCCATGGTGGACAATGACACCTGTCCGCAGCTACAAAGTCGGGATAGAAGTCAGGACAGTAGCCGACTAATCCATCCGTTGCTAACCACCGCCTCAGTCCTTCTAAGTCGGGATCTGAGGCACCTGCGATTCCGGGCGGATATGCCTCATCATGGCAAATAAGCATGTGAGCTTGAACGTCATATCCAACTGAGCAAGCCGATCAGGCTCTAGAGGCCACATGACCGTTTGTGCGTCATCCTCAAAGTAGTCCCAAGTTTTGATGAGATCACACAACATTTCGTTAATATTGGTAAGTGCGTCTTTTGCGCCTCCAATCGTCTTGACACCTTCAATCTCAGCAAACTTGATGAAAACGTCGTCAGACATCTTGGAAGGGAAATAGGTGATATTGAGTATATCCCCGTACATAGGTACAGAAACCTTTGCCTCATCTTTCTGTACCTGAGAATGCGATATTGGCATAGAACTCCTACAGTGCTGTTAGTAAGTTGGTGATTGTTGCCATATGAGCATGGCCCCATCCGCTATCTTCAAAAATGCCGCATGTCCATTCGATGGCATACACCCCGTTGCTGTCCTGCCATTCTGATGGTTGGCCT